GCCGTAGGCCGTCTGCGCCGTTGACGTAATCGCCTCAGCATCGTGAACTTGTGCCACGTTCATAAGAGCCTTAGCGAGAATTGCAGCGGAAGAATTTTTGCTGTACCGCCACATCCTGCCCGTTCCATCGTCGATTTCCAGAGGTGTGCCGAGCGCGAACTTCTGCACGGCGTGAGGCTCGAAAACCCCGTATGCAGAGTCAAACCGGCGGCAGGTAATCTTGTTCCGCTGGTAAGTCTGGTCATAATTTGTGTAACTCATTCTTATATCCTTTCCAGAATTATTGACATTCAACTACGCAAATCTTGTCCTCATCGTGCCGCATCGCGCCCATATTGATATGGACGTACACCTGCTGGTCGTAAGACTGGTCGGGAAGGTCTGACATCCTTACCGTCATTTCATCGGCCACGCCGAGAACCATACCACTTTTCGCCCAGAACCAGCATTTGTAAACGTTGGTATCAAGGCCAATGTCATTGGCTGTTCCGGCCACAACCTTGTTCGACACAATCCAGTTAATCCCGCCCCACCGTTTGAGGTACGTCAATGTAGCGAGAGGCTGGTCTGTATTGTAGTCCGCATTAACGTATTCTTCCTGACCCCAAAGGTCTGTCCCCTTCTCAGGGGCAATCAGTCCGAAAATCGGCTCGTCCGCCGGAACTTCATTTTTCATAAAATACTCTTTGACAAGCTGGATTTTCTCAACGGTCATTCCAACATCCGCGCTCGAACAGTTGCCTACTGCGCAGTCGTGAATAATTGTTCTTCCGCCTGACGTACGGGTATATGCAGTATCTCCGCCTGCACCGGCCCAGGTTATGCTCGATGTGTTGCTTCGCCTGCCGGAAGCGACGGTGGCGTCGAAGGCGGCGATGACAATATCATCGATTTTCCTGTTCCTGCCGTACCTGATGGCCTCGACCGTAGCGCCGGACTGATTCAGTTTCATCTGGAGGTCGTCGTCCATATCGAACTGAAAGGCGGTGTGCCACGGGTCTGTAAAAATCCACCGTCTCGAAGCGTTGGGGCTGTTCTTGGGCGTCTCGACGTTGCGCCCGACTTTCGCCTGAAGCTCCACCTTGCCAATCATATCGAAAGAGGTGGCTTCGGCGGTTATCGGCTCTCTTGCACAAGCCCCGGCAAGGAGTGATTCTCTTTGCTGGCATACCTGATATACGTCGCCCTTGAACTTATCGACAAACCAATCAGGAACGCCGCCGTTAATGGTAATACTCATTGTGGTTCCTTTCAAAAAACAGTTTAAGATTTACTATTTTCGGAAAGGTAGTCCGTCTTGCGGGGCTTTCCTGCAAGTTTTACGCCTGTCTTGGGCGGCGCGTCTTACGCGCGTGCGTCAGGACTCTTGCGAGGTAATCTGATTATAACCTTCGTTTTCCTTTCATAAACTCGTCTAACTGTTCCTGTGTCATAAACTTGACAGGCTCAAGCTCGATGAGTCTCGAATTGTCGAAAACGTTGAATTTTACCGCAGCGACTTTATGTACTTTCATCTTCCTGAGTTCGGCGTAGCTGCCCGGACGCTTGTCGATGACAAACTCGTCGCCGACATTGACCTGAATCTGACCAAGCTCCGAGGGCACGGCGCACCTGTATTCGTCTTTGAGATACACAGGAAGCATAACAAATGTTTTCATCGGTTTATCTTTATACATTATTTAGCGCTCGCTTTCTTGATATACAAATCTTCGACTTCCTTGACGACACGTTTGTGATTGGGATTGGTACGGTCGAGATACGCCGGGTCCTGCCTGAGTTTGGTAATCTGTTCATCTATCTGCTGAGGCGTCGGCATAGTCGGTTTTACCAGCCCTCTAAGGCTGTCTTCGCTCATAGATTCGGCGATATTATTGAAAATCATCGTCATCCACGGCGATTCGGCCAGGCCCGGAAATTCCTCGAAAAGTTTCGCCGACGGGATTATCTCGCCGTCTTTGGTCTTAATCGGGATTTTGGCGAACTTATCGAACACCGCCTGAGCGCGAGCCGCGCGAATATCTGAATCAGAGCCTAAATGCTTTCTCAGAACGACCTGCCCTTCGTTCCTTCGCTTTTCCTTGTCCTGCTCGAATACAAGATTGTAGTCGTCAATACTCTGCCCCTTGTCCTGATAGTAGTAATCCAGAGCCTTCTTCACCTGAGCCGGATTTAACTCAAGTTCCTTTTGCAGAAACTCTTTGGCTTTCTGGAGCTTGGCGTCATCTGCAAGAACTTTTGTTTTCAGACTTTCGTCCAGTTCATACTTGTAATCGTCGAGGTTCTCGCTCCAGCCGTTGGCTTTTTTCCACGCGAGCTTAACGTCATCGGGTGAGTCGTCTTTGGGAATCCTCACCAGTTCATCAGCCGGAATACCAAGTTTACTCTTGGTGTTCAGGTGAGAGTTCACCAAGTCGTCAAAAGTTTTATATCTCGACAGGTGGGCCTTATTATTCTCGCCATACGTGCCATACCATCCTTCGGCAAAACTTCCATCATCGTTTACAACAGGCTGAGTAGTCCGGGGTGGCTCTGCCGGTGGAGCATTGCCAGTAATCGCAGGGTCAGTCATAATAATCACGTTCCTTTCTTTGATTTATTTCCGAATTTCTGTTTCGCCATTCCCATACACTTGCCAACGGCCTGTTTCTGCGAAGCGCCTTCTTTATCCATTACATACCGTATGCAACGGGAAATATATTCACTCTTACTCTCGTTCTTTTTTGGCTCTGGCATTGTCAAGTTCCTTTTGAGCCTTTTCGGCATCAGAAGTCAGGATATTCTGAATAAACTGCCATACATCTCTTTTGCCTGCCCTTGTGGCGAGTTGAATTAAGTCCAAATCTCTCGAACACATTAAGCCGTCCCCGCCGCAGAATCTCTTTATCTCATCGAGCATCAATTCTCCGTCCGCGCCAGCGAAAACCCTTTTGGCCGCAGCCGACCTGTGGATTCTGCGCTCAAACTCCTTTAAGACTTCTTCGGAAGCCTGCGGTCGAAAGTTGTCTATCTCTTTTTCCATATCATCAAGTCGCATTGTTCACCACCATTTCGCTTAATGACCCTTCTTCGGGTTTGGCTGTGCCCTGTTTGTATGCTTTGGCCACGTTGGGCAACTGCTCGGCCAGCATTTGAGCCTGCTGCATTTGTTGTTTGGCTTGACGTTCCTTGTCGCGCAAATCAGTGTCTTTCAGCCACGTCGCGGGCGTACCGTTGTTTCTGGCGTCGTCCCTGAAAGCCTTATCCATATCGAGGTTGTCCAGCCAGCTTGTTATTCCGGCTTCACCCAAAGCAGACCACCCGGTGAGCGTCTTTCTCAGTCCTTCCGATTCGAGGGTCTTGAGGGCAAGGGCTATCCTGCCGAGATAAATAATTGAATAATTTTCTTCCGAAAGTTCAGGTGGCATTTCAGGAAGAAGCTGCTCGCGCGAGAGTATTCCTATAATCCTGTGTATCATCGGATTAAATAATTCGCTTTGCAGTCTGCCAATAATCGGAGTCAGAAATCTTATGGTCTGGTCGATTCTGGCCATTACCTCCGTGGCCGTCATATTCTGCCGGTCTATCAGCGGGTCGAACTTGTCCCCGTAAAAACCCTTAAAAATTGTAGTCTGAACTCTTAAAATGGCTTGCTCGAATTGCTGCATATTGCCTTTGTACTCGAACCACTTGGGGTCGTCCGCGCCCGCACGCTTGTAAATCACGCCGCCCGGCTGGGTAGCCACCTGAGAAATCGAGCCGTCGTCGGGAAGTATGATGGGCGGGTCGCACATCTTCTCGTTCGCTTTTATCCACACCTTAGCCATACGGTTAATCATTTTTATATCGGGCAGTTTCTTCATCATCGGCGACCGCCCGTAATTCTCGAATGAGTCCTTGTAGAATCTCACTATGAAATACGGCATTTCCCAATAACCTGATTCCGAGACTATTTGTTTCTCGTCGAGGTTGACGTAGTAAGACGCCCACTCCATATTCAATGGGCCTTGCTTTTCAGGGTCGCGTTCCTCTCTTGGAAAAACGGCGTGGACGAACTTGAATTTTCCGGTGTGCTTGGGGTCTTTATACGCCTCTTTTATTTTTTCGGGGCAGTTATCCCCGAACTCCTGCATTGCCTGACGGGC